GAATTGCGCCAACGCGCCGAGGGGTTCCTTGAATTAGTTGCTCAGCTCAGGGTCGAAGTCTTTTCCGCCCTCGTGTTCCATGCCCCACTTATCACGCATGATCTCGCTGAGATGCTTGACAAGGCCCATGGTGTTGGCTGCGCAGTCGCCCATCTGCATGATGACATGGGCGGTCAACTCGGCGCACTCGTGAGCGGCTTCCTTGCTGGGGAACTCGGAACCTTTCAGCCGGAGCCGCGCACTCGTCTCACCAAGCTCGACGCATGTCCACTTTGGAAAGTGGTACTTGAACATCGACCGCTCTTTGTCGACGACGGTGATGGCACCGGCCATGTCGTAGCGCTTCAGCACGGCGAGGATTTCCGCCATGCACTCGCGATAGCGTTTTTCGCCAACAGGGAGGCCGGGCAAACTCATGCCGCGTCCTCAGGCAACTTCACGCGCGACGGCTGGAACACGGCGCGGTTCGCCCACATGAAAGCCTCTTGAATGCCGGTGAAGGCGATGGCGACCATGCGCTGATCGATGTCCGGGCGCGACTTCAAGTCGTCGAGATGGCGCAACGCGCGCTCCTCGATTTCCTTCGCCCGGTTCACCGTCTGCACCTTGTCATCGCTCTGCGGCTGATAGCCAGCGACGGGCAGTCCTGCGTGTTGCGTCATCCCATTCTCCATTTGCTGGGCGGTCTCCTGAAAATTCGGTGCCTGGGTATTCTTGGCCCGCCCAGGCTCGGGTGTTGCGGTAGTCTCGCCGTCAACTCGAACCCTTCGTGGACATTTAGCGACCGTCTTGAAGGATGAAGTCATCCAGTCGTCTCGTTGCCCGCAATAGCGGGGGTCCTTGAATTATTTCGCGACCAGTTTGCGGCCACCGTTTTCGTCGTCGGCGATCATGACGCCGGGCACGAACGTGAGAGCCTCCGCCAGCGAATAGGAACCGTCGCTGTTCCGTTGCTGCGTCGTCACCTGGACCACGCAGCCGTGCGGGGTTTGCATTGCCTTGCACGACTTCATCCAGCCCTCGGCTTCGCTCGATGCCTTGCAGAGAAGCTGGAACATGTCGCCGTTGCCGACGACGCGAACATCCTTCACGTTCACTCGCGTTCCGCTGATGTCGCTGTTGTGCAGGGTCTTCGGCGTCATGATCATTGCTCCTTGCGATTGAGGGTAGTCCAGGTGGAAATCCATGTAGTTGTCGCCGCTCGGCATGACGGGGGGTTCTCCTGAATTTCTAAGCGTACCACTCCCTCAGTTCAATTTCAGAGACCAGCGCACAGGTCCCTGGTCATGGACGATCTTTTCCCTCCATGCCTCAACCAACACGAGGCCCGTGTGGTCCGGGTGGATCGAGAACCGGCCAGACTGAGCGCCTTCGGCCCGTGCTTCTCGGATGCACTCCTGAAACCAGGCGGTTTGCTCTGCTTCGGTCGCGACCCTTGCTTGCCGAACGTAGAACGGCTCCATGATGCGTCTCCGTTATTTCAGACGTGGTTCGAGATAGGCCGCGAGTAGAGAAGTCCCGTGGCATCGTAGATGCCGTAGATGACCCACTTAGCCACGGGAGCCTCGCTTGGTCTTTGCGGGGTCGAAGGCCGGAGCCTCGGCCTCAAGGAAGCGGCGAAGCGCGGCCTCGATGACCTTCGTTCGTGAGGGGGGGAATTCGAGCGACTCGAGCCAAGTGCTCAACCATCGGTCGAGGACGGGGTCGATCGCTACATTCAGCCGTTCTTTGAGTCGTGCCATTGTCATGGGATGACATATGACACAGGTGGCGGCAAATGTCCAGCCATGTACGCACACGGGCGTTGACGTTTGCACAGACGCGTGCTAGATGTGGATGGCTAGGACGGCATGACGCCAGTCGGCAACGCAGCGCGGAGGTGTAAAATGGGGTCGTGCCTCGATGCGGTTGCTTCGAGAAAGAGACCCGCCACAGCTCCAGGGGACGCCGCTGCATCCAGGCGTGGCATGGCCGGAGAGACGGCCGCTTAGAGATTCAGGAGAAGACCGGACATGTGGCTGACCAAACCTGTGACGGTTCCCGCGTGGGTCGCCTTGCTGGGCATCTGCGCCGCAATCTCGTCCGCACTGCGCGGGGCCGAGTTCGTCTTGTCTATGACCCAGTGAAGGAAGCCCCTCGATGGTTGGCATGAAAGGTCTAGCCGCAATGGCCGCGCTTGCGATGATCGAGCAGCCCACAAGATATGTTGCCCCCGCCGGCTGCGAGCCGCCATCTCAGACCGAAGATCGCCGAGGAGAAGGAGCGAGAGTTTTTGTCTCCCGAGTATGCCACGCCGCAGCCAGTTGGATCACACTCAGAGCGGTTTGCTTGCCGGATCGTTGCAAAGGCGATCCGTGAACGAACTTAATTCAAGAGACCACCTCGCAAATGGATTTCTGGACCGCAGCGCGCAAGAAGGACGCCGTGGCCAAGGCCGAGGCGGACGGGCTGATCGCCGACAGTGCCGAAGTCCGCGATGAGCTTGTCCGAAAGATGCACGCGGGCGAGATGACGTTGGAGCAGGTGCAAGCCGAGTTGAAACGCATCAAACGCGACGCCAAGAAGAACGGGAAAATCACCCGTGCTCAGGCGTGGCGCAGAGGATAGAAGGAACCTCTGCGTGACTTTGCTCGGCGACATGGTGAAGGCGCGGCGCGAGCATCTAGGGCTCGGGCTTCGCGACGCCGCCAAAATCGTGAAGGTCTCTCACGCGACGCTCTCTCGCGTCGAGCGCGGTGAGCCGCCTGACATCGAAACTTTCGCCCGGTTGTGTCACTGGATCGGGCTGTCGTCGCAACTGTTCTTGTCCGATACCGGACTGAAATAGAGGATACCTCCGATCATCCCCACAGCACGTTGGCGATGAACCAAGCCGCCAACGTCACTATTATAGGCGGGTAGATCAGTTGAAACCGAGCCCGCCAGCAGCGACGCCAGATAGAATGTCGCGGACTACCGGAGGAAGCGTGAGCTTGGCTCCGGCCAGCATTCCGATGACGATCAGCCATTTGATGTCCGGAAGAAACCGCTCGATGACTGCTCCCAGTGAGAGCGAGCGGTGGCGTCTGAACTCCTCTGCTGCTTCCTCCAGATCCTCCAGCCGCTCGTGATGGTGTCCGGCCGTAGTCTCCAGAGCGGAGATCCTGCCCTCGTGATGGAGCAGGGGGCCTAAGGGCTGCGAAATCGAATCCGCCCAAGGCGGCGATGCTCCGTTGCCTCTGTAGGGCATTTTTTGCGGGCTCCAGGATGTCGTCGTCGTCGGGGATCATACCTTGCCCCCCTTGCAGGCGGTGTCGATCTGAGCGTTCACGATGCGGACGCTCTGAGCCGTCTCGGCGGTGTCTTGAGGCACCCATGACGGCTGCCTCAGCCCGCACGCAAAGGCTTTGACGGATTTCGACGCAACATCAGCGATACGCTTCTCAGGAGCTTTTCCGGCAGTGCCGGTCAGTTCGGCACAGCCTGACAACAGCGTCAGGAACGGTAGGCAGAGGAGCAACGTCCTCTGCCGCATCCAATGCTTCTTGCACACGGTGGTCGGCCTCCTGTTGAGCTTTGGTGAGCGCACGCTCAAACAGAAGCGCAGACCGTTCTTTGGCGGTTGAGAATCCCTTGAGGTAGCCGTAGCCGTAGAGGCCACCCAAGGCCGAGAGAATGAGAGGGACGTAGACGAGAGGGGAAACGAGACGGCCGAGAAGGGCAGCAATCATCCCCTGCCTCCCGTCCAATCCTGCACCCGCGCCGCGATGACGACGGCAACAGCCGCAAGCACGATGACGAGGACCATGGTCGATTTGCCGGCGCCGACGTGCTCCATGAGAGCCGATGTCCCCGACAGGCTCTCAGCGGTTTTCTGCGAGGCCTGGGTTGCGGTTCCAAGCACCCATTCGCCAGCAGAGGCGACGCCGATGAGGCCCGTTCCCCAGATGGTGCGGGACTTGACCAGAGCGGCGACAGGAGGCGTGGACGGGCAGACCGCTTGCGGCATCGGCTCGGGTGCCGGCTCAGCCTCGCCGGGCTTCACAGGTGGCGGCACCTCGTTCCATAGCGCGGCTTCAGCCAGGCGCCGGCGGGTCAGGCCCTTGAGCTCGCGCTTGGGCTTGCCCGCCTTGTTCCACCTGAGAAGCTGACCCGGCACCGCGTCATAGCGGCCCTTGTTCAATTCGCGAAGCAGGGTCGATTTGCGGAACGCGCCTTCTCCGACGTTGAAGACGAACGAGACGAGGGCATCGAATTGGTAGGCCGTGACGGGCACTTTTAGAGCGCCCTCGACGACGTTCTCGGCCCAAGCCAGATCCTTGATCAGAAGCCGCTCGGCCTCCTCCTTGGTGATGGCCTGACCCTTTTCGACGTTGTCGGTGTGGCCGTAGCCGATGGTCCAAACCTTGGCGGGGCAGAGGTAGGCCTCGAGGTAGCAGCCTTCGAAGCTCTTCACGAGGGCCAGGCCCTTTTCGCTCATGTCCACGGTGCTATCCCCCAATCCCGGCAAGCTGTTGACGTGCGTCGGCGACAGCAGCATCCACGGAAGCGCGATCAACAGCAGCTGCCACCTCTGCCTTAGAGAAAGCTTCCACGGTCTCGATCGCCATGGCGGCAGCTTCCCAAGCGGTTCGCTTGGTGATGATGACGTCTCTGAGTTGCTCATAGGTGAGCCCCCGTACGGTTGCTTCCGTTGTGAGCTGGTTTTTTGCCGTATCGTCCGTGCCGGACTCGGCTCTGAGGACAAGCTCGTATTTGAGGAGGTAGGCGCCTTGCTTGCCGGGAGCGGCGGCGGTGATGGCCGAGCGACGGCCTTCGGCTGATTGCGCAATCGTCGCGAAAGCGCTCTCGCGCGACTGCCGCAACAGCTCGGCCTCGACCGCTTCGGCGGTGACCGCGGTGGGCGCATCGACCCAGCACGGGCCATCGGCGAGCTCGACGCGGGTACGCACGCCATCGGCCGCATCGAGCGGCTCGGATCGACGGAATCGCATGGATTATCTCTCGTGTTTGATGCGAAGGTTGCCGTAGCCCTGATCGACGCGAAGCGCCCAATTCGACTTGGCTTGCAAGGCTGCGGATTGAAGCCGGAAGCAGATCGTCACGGTGCCGGAGACGCCTTGCGGAACCTCCCACACGGTGCTCTCTAGCCGGGTTGCGTGGTGCATCACGGCGTTGACGTTGCCGCCCGTCGCGTTGGTGATGGCTTGATGCACCCCTTGCCCGTCGATGTAGGTCAAATACGAGCCGACGCCGACGTTGTTCGACTTCGAAAAATACGGGGCCTTGTGCAGGTTGTTCGTCACCTGCGTTTTGCCGGCGATGGTGAGGATGTCGCCCGCTTGCACGTTGTCGAGGGCGATGGAATAGGCCGTTATCGGCGCCGCGCCGGACGCTTTGGTGACAGGAAGATTGATCGTGGTCAGGATTGGAAAGGTCTGTGAGCGGTAGGCAATGGTAGCCATCAGGCGACGATCTCTTCGATCATCAGGCTCGATAGCATGACGCCGCCATAGTAGCCGTTGAACGTCGTCGTGCCCGCGTTGTGTTGGCCCGCTCGGATTTTGAACGTGGTGGATGAGGTGGTCGCCGCCAGCAT